AACATCATCGGCGACAACGCCCCGCGCCTGGTGTCGCTCGCCGACAACGCGCCCGGCAACCCGGACACCGGCGCCCGCGAAGCCATCGTCGCCGCCTGGGCCGCCTGGGGCCAGCGTGGCACCTGCGAAGTCACCGGCAATTACTCCTTTACCGGGCTGTGCCAGGCCATCGTACGCGGCACCGCCCGCGACGGAGAATGCCTCGTTGCACTGCACCCGAATGCCGACAACGCCTTCGGCTTTGCTGTCCAACTGCTCGACGTCGACCGCCTCGCCACCTGGCTGATCCGCACCGCGTCCGAAAGCGAAAATGCGATTGTCGCTGGCGTCGAAATCAACGGCTACGGCAAGCCCGTCGCCTACCATTTCACCGCCGGCGAGGTGCATGGATCGCGCAGCACCACGCGCGTCACGGCGCAGACCATGCTGCACCGCTTCGTCATGCAGCGCCCCGAACAGAAACGCGGCATCCCGTGGATGCACGCCAGCATGCTGTCGATGCACTACGCCGGCGAATTCGCGCTGTCGGCACTGATGGCGGCCAAGGCCGGCGCCGACCACCTCGGGTTCTTCGTCACCCCGGACGGCGCACCGCCCGGCATCGGCGAAGAAGCCAGCGACGAAGCCGGCGCCCGCATCGCCACCAGCGCGCCCGGCACCTATGACACCCTGCCGGCCGGCGTCGACTTCAAGCAGATCGATAGCAAATACCCGAACGAAGTCTTCGCGCCTTTCCTGAAATCCGCCCATCAGCGCATGGCCAGCGGCCTGCCCGGCGCATCGTATCCTGAACTGTGCAACGACTACGAGGCGGTCAACTTCAGCAGCATCCGCGCCGCCATCATTTCGACGCGCGACGAATGGAAGAAGCGCCACAAGTGGTTTGCCGAATCCTGGCTGGAACCGATCTTCGCCGAATGGCTGCGCCTGGCGCTGGCCAAGGGCGCCATCCTGCTCGGCAACGGATCGCCGCTGCCGGTCGCCAAGGCGCAGAAGTTCGCCGCCCACGCCTGGCAATTCAGAGGATGGAGCTGGGTCGATCCGCTCAAGGACATCCAGACCGCCAAGGAAGCCATCGACCTGCGCGTCAGCAGCCGCACCCGCATCGCCTCCGAAATGGGCCGCGACATCGAGGAAATATTCGACGAATTGCAGAGCGAAGAAGCCCTCGCCGCAAAGTATGGCGTCACCCTGACCGCCGAACCGCCGCCTGCGCCGCCCGCACCGCCGCCGGAAGACGACGGCAGCAAGGCGCTTACCATTGCCTTGGCCAGATCGCTCGGCGAGGACCGCAAGGCCGGCGACACGGTGATTCACAACCACCCGCCGGCGGTCACGCTCAACCAGGGCGAGATCCGCAACGAAATCCACCTGCCGGCTGCCGAAGCGCCCGTCGTCAATGTGACCAACGAGGTCAACGAGCGCGAACAGGCGGCGCCGGTCATCAACTTCAACCCGACCACCAACGTCGCTGCGCCGAATGTCGAAGTTTCGGTCGACGCCATCATGCCGGCCGAAACCGAACTGCGCATCACCGGCCTGCCCGAGCGCATCACCACCACCGAAATCATCCGCGACGCCGCCGGCAATATCGCCGAATCGAAGCAGACCGAAAAAGACGCCTAAAGGAGCCGCACCATGTCCAAGTCAAACACCTTTGAAAACGACCTGCTCAAGCACGTTTTCAACAACGACGCGATCGCCCTGGTCGGCGACGCCACTGGCCTGCGCGGCTCGACCGTCGCCGGCAGCCTCTACGTCAGCCTGCACACCGCCGACCCCGACGAAGGCGGCGACCAGACGACCAGCGAAACCGCATATACCACCTACGCCCGCGTCGCCGTGGCACGCACCGCCGGCGGCTGGACAGTCAGCGGCAACACCGTCAGCAACGCCGCCCTGGTGCAGTTTCCGCAATGCGGCGTCACCGGCGCCACGCTGACCCACTTCGGCGTCGGCACCGACGCAAGCGGCGCCGGCAAGCTGCTCTACTCCGGCGCGCTGACTGCCTCGCTCGCCGTATCGTCCGGAATTCAGCCGCAGTTCGCCGCCGGCGACCTCGACGTCACCGAAGACTAAGCAATGGCCGGTTTCCGCAACGTCGCGCAGTGGGCAGCTGCACCGGACGCCGGCCGCTACCACCTGACCACCTTCCGCAAGGCAGTGGCCAGCGCGGCGACGGTCGCCAACGACTTCGTCGATTACACCTATTTCGCCGGCAACCCGCCCGCCAACTTCTACGCCTCGGCGCCGCTCGAAGCCGCCACCGTCGAATTGCTGCGCGGCATCAACGTGCCGCAGATCGCCAGCCAGTACCTCAAGCGCATCACCGTCATGTCGGCGGCTGCTTCCGCGACGGGAACCACCAACCAGAACCAGCGTTTGCTGCTGGCGGATTATCTGCTCTACTACCCGTTCGTCGATACCGACGCGGTCGGCGAGCAGCAGGACATGGTTCAGTCGGCATCCCTGCCGCGCTACGCCACCGGCGCCGGCGTGCAGATCATGGCCGTCGCGCAGTCGGCATCCTCGACGGTCGGCACCTTTACCGTCAGCTACACGAATCAGGCCGGCGTGCCGGGCCGCACCAGTTCGCCCGCCTATACAAAGGTCGTATCCGGCGGCGGCACGCTGGTCAGCAGCACAACCAACGCCGTCGCCGGATCGCAGCCTTTCATCCAGTTGCAGGCGGGCGACAGCGGCGTGCGCTCCATCGAGTCCGTCACCTTCTCGGCAGCCGGCGGCGGCCTGCTCTGCCTGGCGCTGGTCAAGCCGCTTTACCACTTCTACAGCACGCAGGAATGCCGCCGCACCACCACCGGCAACCTCGAAAGCTACGGCGCCGCCTCGCAGTTTGAAACCGTGCTGCACGGCCCGCCGGTCGAAATCAAGCAGGGCGCCGTCCTCGGCATCATCGGCCTCGGCAACGCCGGCAGCCTCGCCTCGTCGGTGCTGACCGGCATCCTCGAAACCACCTGGAGCCAATGACATGGGCTTTACCTCGCAAGACGACCTGATCAACCAGGTCACAACGAACGGCAAGATCGAACCCGTCGTCTATCAGAAAACCTCCGTCGCAGTAGGGCAGGCCGGCCATTGGCAGCATTTGCTCAACTCGGTCGGCAGTATCCCTGCGGCAACCTTCGGCGGCTCAGAGGCGACCTTTACCGCGACCGATAACACCTGGTCGGAAGGCGCCATCGCCATCGGCGACCAGACCTCGCCGGCCACCAAGCATATTCTGAGCATGGGCGCGTCGGTCGTCGCCGCTGCCGGTGCGCCGTGGTTCGTGCTGCCGATCGACCTGGTCGGCTACGCCAAGCTGACGACCACCAACGTCAGCACCACCGGCACCAAGGCCATCACCATGACGGCTATCGGAAGTTCGGCATCGAACGTCGACCGCTACGCAAACGGCGAAGGCTTGCGCCTGTTCATCGGGTCCTATTCCACGATGGGCGCGAATGCGCCGACCATGCAAGTCACCTACACCAACAGCGCCGGCGCGACGGGCCACGTGACGACGGCGGGCTGTGTCTCGACCGCTGCGGCAACCAACGGCACCGTGCTGAACTCGGGCAACGCCGCGAACAAGTACGGGCCATTCTTACCGCTGGCCGCTGGCGATACCGGCGTCAAGGACATCGAATCGGTTATCTGGGGCGGCACTGCCCACGCTTCCGGCTCGGTCGTCGTGTGCCTGTGCAAGCCGCTCTGCATGCCGATACCTGTCCCGGCCACCGGCCTTTACAGCATGGTCGACTTCGTCAATACCCTGCCTAGCCTGCCGCGCCTGAAAAACGGGGCCAATGTGACCTTCCTTGTCTTCGGCACCGGCGCCACGACTGCTGCGGCGACCGTGTATGCCAACTTCGATTACGGCTGGGGCGGCTAATCCATCATGGGCCTGTTGCAGAACGGCTATCGGCATAACCTGACCAGCCGCCTGATCGGCGCGACCAACCTCGCCGGCTGGAACCCGACCGGCGGCGTCTATAACGGCCACCGCACGGCAGCAATGCGCAACCAGTTCGCCGGCCCGGCGATCACCGACGACCTCGCCGCCGTGCCGGCCGGCGCCCGCCCGCCGGTCGCCTGGATCATGCCGCGCAAGGCCGGTGGCCTGTCCGCCCACAACGAGGCACGCGGCAGCGCCGCCGCCACGCTGGCGATGGCCTCCGGCATCAACGTCGCCGGCACCGCCGCCGGGGTGGCCATCACCGTCGCCGGAACCTTGCAACTCGTCGTTTCCATGCTCGGCACCTCGGCCGGCGCCGCGCTCGCCGAAGGCAACATCCGCGCCGCCCTGTTGCTTGCCGGCATCGCCAGCGGCCAGGGCAGCCAGGCCGCCACCATCGGCGCGCTCGCCTGGGCCACCGGCAGCGCCGCCGGCAGCGCCACGGCCACGCTGACCCGCTACGCCACCGGCCGCCTGGCCGGCAGCATTACCCCATTCACCGACCTGTCGCCGCAAAGCCTGGCCGCCGCCGTGATGGCCGCCGCACAAGCCGAACCGATCCATGCCGACATCCGCCGCGTCAATTCCTACGCCGTCGACGGCGATGGTCAGACCGGCACGGAGTGGGGTCCGGTCTAAATGGCCTCGTCATGGGGCGGCTCATGGGGTAGCGCCTGGCGCGACGCCTGGGGCGCGATCTTCGCCGACCCCGGCGCCATTCGTGGCCACGCGCACGGGTCAGCCATCGCCGTCGCCCGCCTCACCTCTACCGGCGAGCAGCCGGCGGAAAGCGTCGGCGGAACCCCTGATCGCAAGAAAAAGCCCCGCGTTGGCTGGGTGTACAACCCGCTGCCGGTCATCGAGCCGACGCGTGGTCCGGTCGAGGAAGTCGAATCCATGATCCTGTGCGGCGCCCTGTAACAGTGGGAAACCCGCTGCCTTAATTGCTTCCCGCAAGGCCGGTAAAACGTCACTCATGGAGGCTTGCCCATGAGTTTGACCCGCGATCTGCGTTTTGCCCACGACACCCGCGCCGCCCACAAGGACGGCGAAGACCTGTTGGTCGGGATGTGTTTCGCCTCTGCCCAGCCCTACGGGCGGTGGTGGGGGATCGAGGTTCTCGGCTGCTCTGCCGCTGCGGTCAATCTTTCGCGCCTCAACGACGGCGGCCCGCTCCTTTTTAACCACGATTGGGACGCCCTACGCGGCCATCATGTGCCGGGCAGCGTGCGCTGCGACGCCGACCAGACGGTACGCGGCAATGTCGCAATTTCATGGGCCGCCGACGACGGCAAGACCATCAAGCTGGTGCAGGGCGGTCATCTGACCAAGACCTCGACCGGCTACGAAATTCACGAAATCGTCGAGAAATCCGACACCAAATCAAGAACCCTGGATGGCCAGCTATTTGACCGGGTGCTGACGCGCAGTCACGCACAAGCGCCCGGCGATGTGGCCGCCTTCCGGCGCGCGCTGGATGCCGCCGCCGGAACCTTTGAACGGGCCGCAGACGAGCCGACCACCTACGTCGTCACGCGTTGGGAAATCCTCGAAAACAGCCTGGTCACCGTGCCTGCCGATACCTCGGTGGGCCTCGGCCGCAGTCTCGCATCCGCACCCCAGCCCCTACCCGCTATTCAGGAGAACAGCACCATGTCCGAACAAGACAACAAGCCGCAAGTCGACGTCGCCGCCATCGAGCGCGCCGCATCCGACAAGGCCAACAAGCGCGCCGCCGACATCCTGGCGCTCGCCGAGCAGTTCAAGGATTACAGCGATGTGCGCGCCATGTCCGACGCCGCCATCCGCAACAACCAGACCACCGAAGATTTCACCGCCGCGCTGTTGAAGCATGTCGGCGAGAAGTCGAAGAAGGTCGATATTTCAATCGGCATGAACGACAAGGAAATCAAGCAGTTTTCGATCATCAAGGCGCTGCGCGCCATGACCGAAAACGACTGGTCTGGTGCCGGCCTTGAACGCGAAGCCTCGCGCGCCATCGCCGACAAGATTCGCGGCCTCGGCGTCGAACGCGCCGGCTCCGGTCGCGGCTTCTTCATCCCGCTCGAAGTCCAGCATCGTGACATGACGGTCGGCACCGCTGCCAACGGCGGCAACATGGTCGCCACCAACCTGCGCCCGCAAGACTTCATCGGCCTGCTGCGCAACCGCATGCTCGCCATGCAACTCGGCGTGCGCCGCCTGGGTGGTTTGGTCGGCAACGCCGACATCACCAAGCAGACCGCTGGTGCGACCGCTTACTGGCTAGCCACGGAAGCCACGGCGATCACCGAAGCGCAACAAACCCTCGGCCTGTTGCAACTGCGCCCGAACAACCTCGGCGCCTACACCGAAGTCTCCCGCCAGTTGATGCTGCAATCGACGCCGGATGCCGACGCCTTCGTCATGGAAGACCTCGCAGCCCAGCTCGCCGTCGCCATCGACACCGCGATCCTCGTCGGTACGGGAACCGAGCAGCCGCAGGGCATCGTCGGCACCGCCTCGGTCGGCGCCGTCACCGGCACCACGCTGGGCCTCGCCGGCCTGATCGAAGCGCAGACCGATGTCGCCGGCGCCAACGCGCTGAACGCAAACTGCCGCTACGTGACGACCCCGGCTGTCGCCGGCCTGCTCGCGCAACGCGCCCGCATCGCCTCGACCGACTCGGTCACGCTGTGGAAGGGCAACATCAACGACGGCATGGTCGAAGGCTACATGGCCCACACGACCAACAGCATGACCGCCGCAACCGCCATCTTCGGCGACTTCTCCCAAGCCATCCTGGCCGAATGGGGCGTCCTCGAAGTCGATGTGAACCCCTACGCGAACTTCGCCGCCGGCATCACGGGCATCCGTGCCTTCTACACCTGCGACGTGGGTGTGCGGGTTCCGGGCGCCTTCTCGGTCATCGGCACCATCACCTAAACGGCAGCGGGCGGGCTACGGCCCGCCTGCCACCCAAAGGAAACCAGATGGAAGTCCTCGTCCTCAAGGCATTCATGGCCAACGGCAAGCCCCAGCCGCCCGGCACGGTCCTCGACCTGCCGGTCGCTGACGCGCATTACGCCATCGGCCTCAAGCGTGCCGAGCGCATCGAACCGGTTGCGGTAGAAGCATCGCCGCCCGTGGCGAAGCGTCCGCGCAAGGCCAAGGCCGACTGATGGCCTTCGTCGAAGACAGCGACCCGTTCCTTGCCGACTTCGCCGTGTCCGCGACGAAGAACGGCTCGGCCACGGTTTCCGGCGTTTTCGACAAAGCTTACGGCGAAGCCTACGGCATGATCGCCGGCAATGATCCCGTCTTCCGCTGCCCGACCGCCTCGGCCGTCGTGCGCGGCAATACCCTGCTGATCGGCGGCGTGACCTACACCGTGACGCACGTCGAAGGCGACGGCACCGGCTGGGATGTCTGCCGGTTGGAGGCCGCATAAATGGCCCACGCCCGCCAGACCATCCGCGAAGCCGCCGCGACCCTGCTCACCGGCCTGACCACCACCGGATCGCGCGTCTTCCAGAGCCGCATGGTGCCGCAGGAATCGCTGCCGTGTTTGCTGATCACGACCAACGACGAGGAAATCACGCCGGGAACGATCAGCGGCATGGCCGAACGCAACCTCGACCTCGCCGTCACCGGCTGCGCCAAGGCGGCCAGCAACGTCGACGACACCCTCGACACCATCGCCGCCGAAGTCGAAACGGCAATGGCCGGATTCACCTATCGCAACGAACTCACCCGCCTCGAAGTTGATTTCGACGAGGCGGTCGAGAAGCCGGCCGGGCGCATCGTCCTGACCTTCCGCATCACTTATTTAACCGCCGCCGGTTCGCCCGGCACCCCGATCTAAGGAGATCAAATCATGGCAGTCATCACCAAATGGGCGAACGTGGCCGTATCGGTTCAATCGGCTCTCGCCGCCACCAAGACCATCACCGCAATCACCAAGGCCAGCACCGGCGTCGTTTCCTCGACGGCGCACGGCTACAGCAACGGCGATTATGTGCTGATCCTGGCGCAGGGCATGTACCAGGTCAACTACCGCGTTTTCCGGGTGTCCGCCGTCGCCACCGACAGTTTCTCGCTCGAAGGCGAGGACACCACCAACTACGGGACTTTCGTTTCCGGCACCGCGCAGAAGATCACCTTCGGCACTTCGCTGGCAACCCTGACATCGATCAACGCTTCGGGCGGTGACTTCGACTTCATCGACACCACCACGATCCACGACAACATCAAGACGCAGGTGCCGGGCTTGCCCAACCCGTCGAACTACACCTTCGACTCGTTTTGGGATCCGTCCGACGCCGGCCTGGTCGCCCTGAAGTCGGCCTCCGACTCGCAGGCCCAGCGCGCCATCCTGTTCAGCTTCGCCAACGGCCAGAAATTCACCTTCAACGCCTACGTCGGCTGCTCGCTGTCGCCCACCGGCTCGGCGCAGGACCTGATCAAGACCACCGTCGTATTCACGGCGCTGGGTGGTCCGAAGGCGTATTCGAGCTAAACGATGACCCTCGACAGA